GTATTTTCTCAATTTTTAACAGAACGTAAAGAAACAGGTAGAATATATCTACAAAACGTAGACCATTCAAATACACATGGTGCATTTATAGAAAAACAAGCACCTATACACCAAAGTAATTTATGCTGCGAAATAAATTTACCAAGTCATGGATTAGAATCTTATGATGATGTTGATAAAGGTGAAATATCTTTATGTACTCTTTCAGCAATCAATTGGGGATTAATAAATGACCCAAGTGAGTTTGAAAAGTATTGTGAATTATCTGTACGTGCTTTAGATGCTTTATTAGATTATCAAAATTATCCAGTTATAGCAGCTCAAAGGTCAACCATGAATAGGAGACCTATAGGAATTGGTATAATAAATTTTGCATATTTTCTAGCTAAGAGAGGTCTTGGATATAATGATGAAGCTCTTGCCACTATTGATGAATATGCAGAAGCATGGTCTTATTATTTAATTAAAGCAAGTGCTGATTTAGCAAAAGAGAAGGGATGTTGTTATAAGAATTTAGAGACTAAATATGGTCACGGGATACTGCCGATAGACACTTATAAATCTGAAGTGAATGAACTAATTAAGCCAAAAATAAGAATGCCTTGGAAGCAGTTGAGAGTGCAGCTTAAAAAAAGTGGTATAAGAAACTCCACTTTAATGGCTATTATGCCGGCTGAAACATCAGCTCAAATTGGTAATGCAACTAATGGAATAGAACCACCAAGGGCACTTGTAAGTTATAAACAATCTAAAGATGGTGTAATGGCTCAAGTTGTACCACAAATACATAACCTTAAAAATAAATATGATTTATTATGGGACCAACAAGGACCAGATGGATATCTTAAAATTATGGCAGTACTCCAAAAATATGTTGACCAAGGTATATCTGTTAATACCAGTTATAATCCAACTCAATATGAAGATAATAAAATCCCAATGTCTATTATGCTTAAAGATTTAATTACTTTTTATAAATATGGTGGTAAACAGTTATATTATTTTAATACATATGATATGGCAGGAGACGAAACAGAATTAGAAAGAGAAGATTTTGAAACAGAAGAAGCATATGAAGAATATTGCGAAAGTTGTTCTCTTTAGCTGTTTACATTTACCTTAAACTATGGTATAATATATCAAGTGGAAAAGTAATTTTTTATATATATATTATATTCTGGGAAAACAGGATATCCAGAATCATTTCATAATTGGTCAATCGACACATAGAAAATATATATATAATAACAAGAGAATTTTTATACCACAACACGGGGTATGAAATGATACACCTTCGAAACAAGGCTAAACTACTTTTAAAAACGACATAGGAGAATATATGTTAGATAAAATCACAGGCGGTGTAGCCGCTGCAACAGGTATTGGTATTTCACTAATTAGCTTAGCGATTGTTTTACAAGTCGTATTTGGTGGAAGCGTACCATTTCTTGGCGGTGACGTCATTGGTACAATCATCGGTATCGTTCAACAGCTAGGAGACGCTGGCTTAGTTGGATTAATCGCTGCAGGAATTCTGTGGAGATTACTTTCATCTGATGATGCATAAATAACATTCATTCAATAATGAAGTGAGTTATATAACGACGTAAAGGTAAGGGTAGGAGCACTTAACACGTGGGTTCAACTCCCACCTCCTCCACCAAATACATTTTGGTAGGTTTTAAATACATAAATAAAAATGTATTTAATGGGGGAGACAAGGCATCGACTAGGTAGCAGATCCGCCCGAGACTCGTCAGCCAACAAAGGCTTTAAAATGAAAAATTAATCGGCAATAACGATTATTTACTAGCTGCATAATAGCTAGTTGAGGTTTTCTCCGGAGTCCCTTATCACCCAATACTCCGGTCCTTTTTTTCATATATATATTACATGAAGCATAGCGTATTTAAAGTAAACACCAAGGGTCATTTAGATAAAAATTTATTTTTTGATGAAAGCGTTGACATAGCAAGATATGATGTAGTTAAATATCCACAATTACAAAAATTATATGAAAAGATGTTATCATTTTATTGGACACCAGATGAGATTGATGTTACAAAAGATAAAATTGATTTTGGTAAATTAACAGAAAATGAAGAACACATCTTTACAGCAAACCTTAAGAGACAAATACTCTTAGATTCAGTACAAGGCAGATCACCAGACTTAGCATTATTACCTTTAGCAAGTGCACCTGAACTTGAACTCCTTATAGAAATATGGGCATTCTTTGAAACAATTCATTCTCGCTCATACACCCACCTAATTAGAAATGTATATCCAAACCCATCAAAAGTCTTTGATGAAATAATTTCCATTCCACAAATACTTGAATGCGCAGTAGATATATCTGTACATTATGATAATCTAATTAATTATAAAGGACAATTTGGTTCTTATAAACACAAAAAATTATTATACTTATGTATGATTTCTATTTACATATTAGAAGGTATTAGATTTTATGTAAGTTTTGCATGTTCTTGGGCATTCGCAGAATTAAAACAAATGGAAGGTAATGCTAAAATTATTAAGTTAATTTGTAGAGATGAAAATACACATCTTTCAGCATCATTAAATATTATACGAACTTTGATTAAAGAAGATAAAGATTTTGTAAAAATTAAAGAAGAAACAGATACTCAAGTAATGGAATTATTTGAGGAATGTTTAGTACAAGAAGAAGAGTGGTGTGACTATTTATTTGGAGCTGGTTCAATGATTGGACTAAATGCTGAGCTCCTTAAAGAATATGTACGTTGGATTGGAGCGAAGAGAATTAAATCTTTAAATTATCATGTCCCATTTCATGTACATCAGCATAACCCACTTCCATGGACGGAAAAATGGATATCAGGTGGGGAAGTACAAGTAGCACCGCAAGAAACAGAAATAACATCTTACACGATCGGTGGCGTTAAACAAGATGTCGATAAAAAATCATTCGAGGGATTAAGTTTATGAGTACAGCAGTAGTATGGAGTAAAAATAATTGTATATATTGTGTAAAAGCAAAAGATTATTTAGAGAAAAAGAATATACATGTAGAAGAGAGAAATATTGAATCTGGTGATTGGACAATAACCCAACTTGAAGAAGCAGTTCCAAATGTAAGAGCAGTGCCACAGATTTTTATTGATGGAAGATACATAGGAAATTATGATAGTATGGTATCACACATCGCATTAGGAGATTTAACCTTATGATATGCAATAATTGTAATAGTGAACCATTTGATGTTATGATTCAAGATGATATGGGATTTCCTACTGAGTCTATTGAGTTAGATGTACCAGTTACTCATTGTCCATTTTGTGGAACAAATTTAGAATGGGCAAATAGAGGGGGTTTTGATTTTCATGAAGAAGACAGATTGGAAATATAATGGGCAAACTTTTACTTCTGGTATGGTCGGGGATTATTTTGGTTTTGTGTATAGGATTACCTGCCTTATTAACGGAGCTGACTATGTTGGACGTAAATATTTCAAAACCACTCGTAAGCTTAAACCCTTAAAAGGTAGAATACTTAAAAGGCATAGAATAGTAGAAACAGATTGGAAAGAATATTGGGGCTCAAGTAAAAGACTTTTAGAAGATATTGAAAAACACGGAAAACACAATTTTAAACGTGAAATCATTTGTCTCTGCGACACCCGAGGTCAGACGAATTATATGGAGGCAAAAATTCAATTTGATGAAGATGTACTTTTAAATGAAAATAATTATAATGGAATTATAGCTATAAAAATTGGTGGTGGTTCTATAAAAAAATTAGCAGAAGGGTATGTACATCCACAATAAAATATGATATAATAGATATATTATGGTATTAGTAGATTTTAACGGTTTAGCAATAGGTTCAATAATGGGTTCTTTAAATAGAGGTGAAGGACTCTCTGAAAGTTTAGTTAAACATATTATTTTAAATAACCTTAGGTTATATAGGAAAAAATATTCTGAAAGCAAATATGGTAAAATAGTTATTTGTTGTGATAGTCCATCTTGGCGTAGAGATGTATACCCAGAATATAAAGCAAATAGAGTAACCGGAAGAGAAAAAGACAAGCATGATTGGGGTGCAATTTTTGATTTAATTGATTCAACTTTAAATGATATAAGAAATAATTTTCCTTATGCAGTTATTAAAATAGATAAAGCAGAAGCAGATGATATTATTGGAGCTTTAACTATACATAAATCGATTCCTCTTATTGGTGAGGATGTAGTAATTATATCAGCAGACAAAGATTTTATTCAATTACAAAAACACGGCCATGTTATTCAATGGTCTCCATTATTTAATAAAATGGTAAAAGATACTAATCCAAAAAAATATTTATTTGAACATCTTTTAAAAGGTGATTCGGGTGATGGTGTTCCTAATGTATTAAGTCCAGACGATTGTTTGGTAAATCACATTAGACAAAGTCCTATGACAAAAAAGAAGATAGGAGAATGGTGGGATGCTAAAGATAGACTTAAAGAAGTTATGCCACAAGAGGTATTTAGAAATTATATACGTAATAGAGAAATGATAGATTTAGATAGAACACCTGAATTTATTAAAAAGGAATCTATTGACCAATATGAAAATTATGAATATCCAAAACGAAGTAATATTTTAACTTACTTAATAGAGAATAGAATGAAGATGTTAATTGAAAATGCTGGAGAATTTTAATGGAAATATATGAAATTTTTAATGAGCTTAGAAAAATGAATAATGGAGAAGATAAAGCTAAAGTTTTATTAGATAATGATAGTTTAGCATTAAGAACTCTTATGCGTTTAAACTTTGATAAAAATATAAAGTTAAATGTGTCTAAAGATATTGAATATAGAGCAGCTGCTCGTCATGATGTTGTAACAACTTTAATTAAAGAAACTAGAAATTATGCAAGATTAACTGATCTTACGTTATCAAGAGAAATGTCAAATAATCGATTTAGAACTATATTAGAATCTCTTGACCCAAAAGAAGCTAAAATTTTATTTGCAGCTATGAATAAAGATTT